AAAAATGTATTGGTTACCAAAAACACAAGTTACTGATGACCCATATTTTGAACCATTAAACGTAGAAGTAGATTTTACAAAATATAATGAAATCTTAGCAAAGTCAGGTAAAAAATTATATAAACATCAAGAAGAAGGTATTAAATTTTTATTATCCCGTAATGGATGTATATTAGCTGATGATATGGGTTTAGGAAAAACAAACCAATCTATTATAGCTGCTCTTGAAAGCGGAGCTAAAAAAATACTTATTATATGCCCTTCTTCAGCTAAAATTAACTGGGAAAGAGAAATAAACGTATTCTCTAAACATACAACAATAGTTGACGGGAAAAAATGGAATGAAGCCAAATTTACAATAATAAACTACGATATTCTTAAGAATTTCCATACTCTTATTGAACCTAGAAGTAAAAAATCTGAAGATTCAGAACAAATAATAAATAGAGAACTTGCTAATGCTAAATTTGAATTGGTAATTATTGACGAAGCTCATTATTTAAAAAATAATGATAGTATTCGTGGCAAAATAATGACCGAATTATCTGTAAAACATGGTATCGCTAAAGTTTGGTTATTAACTGGTACCCCAGTAGCAAATAGACCAATGGATTTCTTTAATTTATTGAAGATTATTAAATCTCCTTTGGCTGATAATTGGAAACATTATGCTGTTAGATATTGTGATGCTAGAAAAATGTATAGAACGCTTAAAAATGGTCAGAAAAAGCAAATATGGTTAACAGATGGAGCTAGTAATTTAGATGAATTAGCTGCAAAAACCAAAAATGTTATTTTAAGAAGACTAAAAACTGATGTTTTGGATATGCCAGACAAAGTTGTAACACCAATGTACCATAGACTATCAACAAAAGAATGGAAAGAATATGAAGCGTTATGGGAACAATATCTAGAAAGAAGGGTTATAGAAGGTAAAAAGGTTGGAAATCTTCAAAGAGACCTTGTAGAACTCATCCTTTTACGTCAATTCATCGCAGAAATGGCAATACCATATACTATTGAAATGGTTGAAAATGCTATTGAAATGGGTAGAAAGGTTATTATATTTACCAGCTTTACTGAAGAACTTGAAACACTTGAAAGACATTTTGGTAAATTATGTGTTACACACAATGGATTGATGTCTACTAAAGAAAAACAACGTTCAGTAGACAATTTTCAGAATAACCAAAAAGTAAAAGTATTTATAGGTAATATAAAATCTGCTGGCGTTGCTATTACATTAACAGAAGCTACAGTTGTGGTATTTAATTCATTTTCATGGGTTACTGGTGATAATGAACAAGCTGAAGACCGTGCATTCCGTATAGGTCAAAAGAATGATGTAAATGTATACTACCAGTTATTTGACAACACCATATCTACTCGTATGTGGGAAACACTAAAAAATAAAAAAGATATCATTTCAACGATTATAGGTGATAAAAAACTTACAGATGAAGAAATAATAGAAATAATAACAGAAGAATTAATAAACAAATTATAATGGTGTTTATATATAGTATAGCTGACTGCCCATATTGTACAGAACTTAAAGAAATACTTACAAAAGAAGGTATAGAATTTACCGACATAAATGTTAATCTTCCAGAATATGAAAAGGAGTATGAAAAATTGCATGAAATCACAAAATCTGAAATGGTACCCATTGTTAGAATTGGGAAACAATTGCTGGTTCCAGAAGTAAGTTTCCAAAGTATTTCAGAATGCGTCCAAATAACTAAGAAATTATTATCATAATTGTATTTTTCTTATATTTATAAGAAAAGGATAAACTATGTCAGTAACAACAGAAGAAAGAGAAAAACTATTCAGACAATTTAGACATTCATTAGGCGCACCTATACGTCAAATTGAATTGACTGACGACCAACTATGTACTCTATTGGAAATAGCAATTGAAGATTATTCACAATATATTCAAGAATGGCTTATAGAACATCAATGGATGTCATTATATGGTCAGAATATTACAACAGTAGATATGGCCTTTGCTTTGAGTGTCAGAAGCTTAGATTATGTTCAACAAGCAACATATGCTTACTCAAAACAAGTTGGTTTACAAACAAATGGTCCATGGGAACTTAAAAAAGATTATGTAGAACTAGAAGCTGGTAGACAAGTATATGAAATACCAGCTGGTCGTGAAATAAATGAAGTGTTATGGATAACCCCTCCTGCAATAAATCAAGCTTTATTAGCCAACTATGGAGCAATAGATTATGGTTTTGGTGGTGGGTTTGCACAAGTAGGTGGTGGTACAGGTACTGGAGGTCCAGGTTTTGCTCGTATGGGTTATTACATTGCACCAGCATTTGATATTTTATTAACAGCCGCTGATATGAACTTAAAAAATCGTATTATAAGAAGTGACTTGGTTTATAAAGTAACTGCTGGTCCTAACGGAACAAAATTATTACATCTTTTAAGCACTCCAGGTTCACGTTTTTCATTTGGGCAAGGTATAGGTGGAGCTGGAAGTTCGATAAACATGACTGGTTGTCAAGTTTGGTATTTTTATTATGACACAACACAAGGGGACCCAAATCAATGTCTTTTAGACAACCCTGATATTATTAAATTACCAAATCAAGTTCCTTTATCTAAACTGGATTATACTTCTTTTAATGAACCTACAAGAGTTTTAATTCGTCAATTATTTATTGCTGAAGGTAAAAAAACCTTGGGTAGGGTTAGAGGTAAGTTTGGTGGTATTGTTGGTCCACCAGAGGCTGAAAGAACCATGGATTATGATTCATTATTAAGTGAAGGTAATGAAGAGAAAAAAATGTTTTTAGAAAGGTTAGATGAAAGACTTAAAAGATTTACAACAATGTCTATGTTAGAAAGAGCAGCTAATGAAGCTGAATATCTAAATAGAAATTTAAAACATCACCCACTAGGATTTTGGGTGTATTAATAAAAAAAGGACTGATTAATCAGTCCTTTTTTTATTTTAGAATGGCCAGCCATCATCGACCACCCTTTCTTCCACTTTATTTTCTTCAAAAGTATATTCATCTGGTCTTTCAGCGCTAGTATCATCAAATTCATCATCCAAATTTAATATCTCATCTCGTCTAGTTAAATTTCCATCTTCATCTTCTTCCATTTCAAAATCCTCATCTTCATCAATATCTTCTGAAAGAACAATTTTTTTGGTTTCAAGTTTAGGTAGTTCAAGTTGTTTTGTTTTTTCTTTTAACTTTTCAGCTAATTCAATAGCATCTATCTCTATGTTGGTTGTTACATCAAAAGTTTGACCGCTCATTACTTTTTGTTCTTCAACATAATCTAACCAAGTTTCATATCTATTATCATCATTTTCACAACCAACAAGTTTATAGTATTTATCTCTTTCGGTAGCTTGTTTTTCATATTTGAAAATATCTAGAATATTACCCACAACTTCACCCCATTTTCTAGATACCAAATCACCAGTATTATCATTTGATAAATCAGCAATTACAAACACTTCTATTGGTAATTCATAATTTTTTGCTATCTTATTGATATCTTTTATTTCTAAATGTTTAAATATGTCATTTATAGCGTTCTTCTCGTATTCTATACCATTAGCTTTTGCTTTAGCCATTCTTAGATGATAATCAGCTCTAATAGTTTCCCATGCTTCACTTTCAATATAATTAGGTAGTTTATTAACTTTATCCCAGAACTTAATTTCCTTGTCCTCCATCGTCATAAGTTCTTCATATGAATCTTGGTCAGTTTCTTTAAATGGCATACCAGAAACAAGCTCACATTCACTCTTCGTAAAAACAACACGGTCTTTAAGTTTTTCAATTGTTGTTTTAGTTTCTTTATCCTTTATTTTAACAATATCTAAAAGAATCTTATCACGAATATCTGGATTAAAACAAACCAATAATGGTTTTACCTTCTTATTAAATGCATCTAAGTAACGAGCAACATTATAGTCATCAATAAATAAACTTTCTTGTAATTCATCAATCTTTGATTGCAAATTAGCTTTTGATTCTTCATCAATATCTTCGACCAATACAGCTTTTTTAAGCATTTCTAATTCTTTAAG